AGCTCTTGTCTATGCTCTAATCTGGTTAGCAAAAGATGGTGAGGGCAATCCTCATTTTACGTTAGAAGATAAATTTGCTTTGATGAAAAAATCTGACCCAGATGTAGTTGCTAGGGTTGCTGGCGATTGCATGACAGTTCCATCTTACGAAGAAGCTAAAAAAAAATAGCTGACGACACAGAATTACAATCATATTTTGATCTTGCTGATTATTTAAAGATACCAGTCTTTGAATTGTTGAAAATGCCTTATGAGGAGTTTTTACAATGGATTGCATACCTTGATGATAAAGCAAAGAAAGAAAGAATTGAAAGAAACAAAGCACAAAACCAAGCAAAAATGCGTAGGAGATAAATGACAAAAAAAGTTGCCATAGATATTGTAGCAAGAGATAAAACCAAAGCCGCTTTAAATGGAGTAAACAAAGGGCTAAGCAGATTAAAAGGACAAGTTTTTAATTTAAGAAACGCATTTGCTGGATTAGGTATTGCTTTAGTTGGACGAGAGTTTTTAAATACTTCAAGATCGGTTGAACAGTTAAGAGTAAGATTTAAATTTTTATTTGGATCGGCTCAAGAAGGTGCAAAAGCATTTGATAACTTAACAACCTTTGCGGCAAAAGTTCCATTTAGTTTAGAAGAAATAGCTGGTGCATCAGGATCATTAGCAGTTGTCGCAAAAGACGCAGAAGATTTAAATAGAGTATTAGAAATAACTGGTAATGTTGCGGCTGTTACTGGTTTAGATTTCAGAACAACAGCAGAGCAAATACAAAGATCATTTGCTGGCGGTATAGGTGCGGCTGATTTATTTAGAGAAAGAGGTGTCAGAGCATTACTTGGTTTTGAGGCTGGTGCAAAAGTATCAATTGAAGAAACAGTTGCGGCATTTGAAAGAGATTTCTCAGGCGATGGACGATTTGGTAAAGCAACTCTTTCATTAGCTCAAACATTTGATGGAACATTGTCCATGCTTGGAGATAAATTTTTCAAGTTTAAACTTGCTGTCATGGACTCAGAGCCATTTGACTTTTTAAAAGTTGCATTTTCACAGATTGATAAATTCATAGAAAGCAATTTCAACTCTATAGAGGAGTTTGCTATGGTTGTAGGTGGCAACATAGTCAAGATTGCAAAACAAATGATATTATTTGGTGCGGCTTCAGCAGATTTATTAGCACCGATATTTAGAGAAGTAAGAACATCAGTTACTAATTTAATAAAAATATTTAATGGTCTACCAGCTTCAGCACAATCTCTGGGTCTGATTGGATTATTATTTTTAGGAAGAAAAGGTTTAGCCGCTATTCTTGGAATAGAATTTGCTATTAGGAAAATAGGTGAATTTACTGGCATTAGCGAAAAATTTAAAGATGCCGCAGAAGATGTTCAAGGATTTACGCAAGAGTCAATTGACTTAGATAAAATACTTGCAAAACCATTAGACGAAAGATCATTCTTAGAACAAGCAAAAGTTGTCATAGCTGACTTAGAAGGGCAAATGAGAGAGGCTAGGCAGAATGCTGAAGAATTAGATAACGCATTAGCTAATATATCAAAAACCACCAAGACATTTTCAGATAGATTAACTGATGCAAAAACAAGGTTAAAAACTACTTTCCAAGATGCTATGAAGTCTGCTGACAAAGCAGTTAGAGGTTTTACTGATGCTATTGCAAGAGCAATAGTTACTGGTCAATCTATGGGAGAAGTATTTAAAAATGTTGGTATTTCTATATTAACTTTTTTCATATCTTCAATTTTAGAAGCTATTTTGATGGCAACATTTTTAGGAGACATTATTGATTTTATAAATGAGAAATTTAAAAATCAAAAAGATGAATCAAAAGATACTGCAAAAGCATTAGATGATTTTTCAAAGTCATCAGCCGTTGCTTCGGCATCACAAGTAGCTCTTGCAACATCTATTGATAGAACAAATTTAGCACTTGCAAGGCAAAATATGTTATCTAGAGGTGGTGGTTCAAAAGGCTCTATAATTGGTTCTGTATTAGGTTTTGCTGTAGGTGGTTCAAAAGGTTCAGCCATTGGACGAGTTTTAGGCGGTTTCTTTGCAGATGGTGGTAGACCACCGATAGGTAGACCATCAATAGTAGGTGAGAGAGGTGCAGAAGTATTCGTACCTGATTCTGCTGGGACTATAGTTCCAAATAATCAATTAGGCGGAGTTACCAATGTTACTTTCAATATTAACACAGTAGATCAAAGAGGCTTTGCTGAATTACTTGATGGACGCAGAGGTCAGATAATTAACATGGTAAACACAGCTTTAAATGATAAAGGAAGGACAGCATTAGTATGAGTGGAACATTTCCTACAAGCCCAGTTGCGGCAAGTGTTTTAATAACTAATAATCAAACCACTTTAGTCTCAACTTCCATTAGTGGTCGAAGGCAATCAAGACAATTACAAAATCAAAGGTGGGGAATGAGAGTTGTATTTCCTCCAATGGCAAGATCAGATTTTAACCCAATCTTTGCATTTATAACTCAACAAAGAGGTAGAAAAGAAAGTTTCCAATATACTCCACCTATATTTGATGACTCATTAGGAACTGAAAGCGGAACTGTTTTAGTCAATGGTTCTCATTCTGTTGCCGATACTACGATTGCTATGGACGGATTTGCTTCTGATGGTGCGGGAAGATTTAAAGCTGGAGATTATATTAAGTTTGCTAATCACAACAAAGTTTATATGGTTGTGAGCGATGTTACATCATCAAGCAATGCGGCTACTGTAACGATTGAACCACCCTTGACTACAGCATTATCAGATGATGAGGCTGTGACCTATGATAGTGTTACCTTCACAGTAGCAATGAAGAACGATATTCAACAAATACAATTGCCTAATGATGCAAAATTTAGATATGAAATGGATTTGATTGAAGTGATATGAGTAGAGGTTTACATTCAGATCTAAAAACTGAACTTGCAACAGATCACTTAGACCAAATATATTTAATTCAATTATCTATTGGAGGTTCAACATTTTTTAGAACGACTGCTTATTTTGATGTCGTTTTTGATAGCAACACTTATTCTGCTAGCGGTGATGTTTTACAAGTTCCAAGTATTACTGAAACAAATACATTATCAACAGCTCAAGTAAATTTAGTTTTAACTGGTGTAGATCAATCATTTATTTCATTATTTTTAAATAATAATCATACGCACCAACCAGTTACAATATTTCGTGCTTATCTAAATGACTCAGGTGCATTAATAAATAATCCTTATACTTATTTTGTAGGATATATTTCAGGATATAATATAAACGAGACAACTACTTCAAGTAAACTTACTATAAATATTGCTAATCATTGGTCAAACTTTGAAATGAAAAAAGGTAGAAAAACAAATGATAACTCTCAACAAATTTTTTTTAAGGGAGATAAATTTTTTGAATTTACAACAGCAGTAATTACTGATCTTGAGTGGGGAAAGACAACTGACCAGCAGTAGTTTAGTTAAAGCTGAAGTCTCAGATATACCAGAGTTAGTTGGATTTCTTATTGGTATGCACGATGAAGCAGAAACTTTATATCCGCCTTATGATAAGTTTTTGATGAGTAAATTTATAAAACCAATTGTTGATAAAGAACTTTGTATATTACTTAAAAAAGATAAAAAAATAATTGGAGCTATAGGAGGACAAGAAAGAAGATGGTGGTTTTCACACAACAAATATTTAGGTGATGCTTTTTTCTTTATAAGTAAAAAAGAAAGAAATTATCAAAATGCAAATTCTTTAGTTAAATCTTTTCAAAACATAGCAAACAGAAAAATGATACCTTGTTTATTAGGCACTTTAGATGGAAAAGATTTAGAAAGAAAAGCAAATTTTTATAAAAAATTAGGATTAAGACAAATAGGAAATGTTTTTGCAGATGGAGTTTAAATGGGAGCAATAGGTGATTTTATAGATAGTGCTGTCGATGCTGTTACTGATGTTGTCGATGAAGTCGTAGATTTTGCAAGTGATGTTGTAGAAGAAGTTGTTTCATGGATTATTCCTGAAGTTCCTGAACTACCTGAAATGAATTTGCCAGACTCAGAGGTTGGTGCTTTAGGTACTCAAGGCTTACTTTTAAATAAACGAGCAAGTGATGTTTCATTGCCTTTGATTTATGGAACAAGAAGGATTGGTGGAAACATAGTTTGGATAGCAACCTCAAATGATAATGAATTTTTGTATGTAATTATGGCTCTCTGTGAGGGACAAGTTGCAAGGTTTACTGAGTTATTTATTGACGATGAACTGTACGCAACTTTTACTGGATCAGACTCAACATTTGGATCAACAACATTAATTGAAAGTATGAGTTCAGGTGGAAATAGTACTGTAAGTCCAACAAATACTTCTGGTTTATCGATTGAAACTGATCACCCGGCATTTTCAGCAGTTGAGGAGCAAGACGGAGTTGAAACCACTCATTTTTTAACAAATTTTCAATTTTTTAATGGAACAGATGAGGGTCATCATTATGGAACTGGATCAAATTCATTCACTAGTCCATCAGATATTTCTTCTCTTGGTTGGGATAGTTCTCACTTAGGTAAAGGGATTTGTCATGTGGCTTTTAGGTTTAAATACAATTCTGATGCTTTTAATGGAATTCCTAAAATAAATTTTGTTATCAGAGGAAAACTCATTAATACAAATTTAAGCGGATCATCTTTTGCTTATTCAGAAAATCCAGCACTTATACTGCATGATTATTTAACTGGTGTGAGATATGGTAAAGGTTTATCATCAGATGATATTGATACCTCAAGTTTTACAACTGCGGCATCAGTTTGTAATACATCAGTAACACCTTTTTCTGGTGCGAGTTCACAGCCTTTGTTTGAAACTCATGCGGCTTTAGGAAGTAACACTAAAATATTAAATAATGTTCAGTTTTTGCTCTCTAGTTTTAGAGCTTTCTTCACATATTCAGGTGGCAAATATTCAGTCAAAGTTGAAGGTACTGGCTCATCAGTTATGACAGTTACAGAGGATATGATTATTTCAAGTATTAAAGTAATCGGTGAAAATAAAAACGAAAAGTATAACAGAGTAATAGCAAGTTTTCCTGATGAGGATCATAATTATCAAACTATGGAAGCTATTTACCCACCAGTTGATGATACTAATGTTGCAAGTGATTTTAAATACAGTACGATGTTATCCTCTGACAATAATCAAGAGTTACATTTAAACATTAATTTACCAACAACTACTAATTTTTTTCAAGCTGAAGATTTAGCTGAGTTAGTGTTGAAAAGATCAAGGACTGGTTTACGCATACAATTTATTGCAACTTCAGAA